GATGGTGTAGGTGATGGTGTAGGTGATGGTGTAGGTGATGGTGTAGGTGATGGTGTAGGTAATGGTGTAGGTTGTAAAGTAGGTAATGGTGTAGGTTGTAAAGTAGGTAATGGTGTAGGTAATGGTGTAGGTTGTAAAGTAGGTGATGGTGTAGGTTTTTTATCATTAATATGATAATATAATATATTATTATTTGTTAAATTTTTACTTTCAATAGTTATTTTATATAAAAATATTTTACTATTATCTAATACTTTATATAATAAGAATTCGAATATTAATTCATTTAATTCATTTAAATTATATGTATATCTATCATTTTTAGTAAGATAATTACTAATTGACAAATTTTTATTTGATGGTACTATTTCATAATTTAAATAATCTCTATTTATAAAACCAATATTGTCATATGAATTTATTATTTGATAATCCGTATTAAATTTTTCATTAGATATATATATAAATTTAGTACTTCCAGAGTTTGAAAAATCAATCAAATTTTTTGTAGATTCTTTTAATAATAATTCTTTTATTTCTTTATTATTTAGATTAGAATTTTTATTCCATAATAAACTTAAAATTCCAGTAACTTGAGGAGTTGAGAATGATGTACCAGATGCAAAAAAATATTCATCATCTATATTAGAACCAATATATAAATTTTGACCTGGAGAAAAAATATCAATACAATTTCCAAAATTTGAAAAATAAGATAATTTATCATTTATATCAATAGAACCAACAATAATACTTCCATAATTATTTTGTATTTTTGAATTAAAAATAGAACAACGATCATAATTATCATTACCTGCTGCAATAACAACTAATGAATTTAAATTTATAATATCATCTATTAATTTATATATAATTGAATTTCCAAATTTTTGTGATAAATTAATTATTGTTTTTTTATTATATTTTTGTATATTTTTTTTGATAGTATATAAAATATCAATTAAATAAAGATCATTGCCAGATACTGATGGTATTTCATAAAAAGTTATATTAAGATCTTTATGAATACCAATATTTTTACCATTAATTAATGTAGTTACACCAGTTCCATGATAACCATTTGTATTATTTACAATATATTTTTCATCCGTATAATAATTATAATATTCATTTACAATTTTTGGTTTATTTAAAAATTCTATATGATTTATATTAATACCTTTATCAATAACAATAATATCAATATCTTGAGAATTTAAGATAATATTTTCATCATTTAAATAATAATTATCCAATGGTAATTTTTTTTGATTAATTCTATCTAAATTCCAATTTTTAAACTGAGTAGTACAATACGCAATATTAATTAAAAATATTAAAAAATAATACATTATTAACTATTAATTATTAATAAATTTTAATATATTTATATTTATTAATAATATATAATATGGTTGTTAAATTTTCAAAAGAGAATACAAATTATTCAAAAGAAAATATTGTACAAGTATTATCTCAAGCATCATTGATGGAACCCAAAATACATAAATATATGATGTCAAATAAATATATTTTAAAGGTAGAAGGAGATATACATAGAAGTCAATGGACTGCAGATAATACACTTAATAATTATTGGTTTAAAATTAAAGTATATGATGATGATATGAATTTAGTTCCAGATTTTTCAGCAGTACATATTTATGTATGTTTTCAAACTACATATTTTGATTATAATACACAACAATATTTATTTGGTAATTGTATAAATCCACCTCCAAAAAAAAATACAGATATTGCAGATATAAGTAGTGTAGTAGGATTTTGGGCATTTGTTAATATTAGTTATAATTTAAATCCAACAAATTTTTTTTTTAATACTAATAATATAAATAAAAAAAGTCCACCAAAAAGAAAAAATAAAAGAATTGATATAATTGATCCTAAAACTGGGAAAAAAATAAAAATAGTATAATTAATTAAAAATAAAATAAGTCCATAATAAAACTTTGTTTTTTAAAATTATAATATAATTATAACATTGAAAAATTGCCTTCTTCAATTGTTTTGAGTTTTTCAACAATGTCACGAGTACTTTGTCCGGAAATTTTTATTGGAATTTTATAAGCAGTAATCCATTTTTTAACAAATATCGATTGATATTTTGTAATTTGAATTCTATTTTTGGAATACATATCAAACTCTGCTTTTTCTTTTAATAATTTTGTCAATTCACATTTACACGAGCCCAATGTTTTATCGCACGTATGGTTATGCCTATATATGTTAAAATCGCGATAAAAATTGTCATTTAAATCTCTTTCATAGTGTCGAATATGAATTTGTTTTAATATTATTTGCGAAAGACGTTGATGCCAAAATACATCGTCTACATTCATTTCTGTTTCGAAAAGATTTATAATTTCAGAATCATAATTAAATAATTTTAATAAGCGAATTATTTCATTGTTTCTTTTATGAAAATTTTCTCTTTCCATTTTAAATTTTTCAATTCTATATTCTTCCATAGATAAATTAGGCGATTTTGCGTAATCAAAAATAATATCTAAAATTGCAGGATAAGCAAAGATATTTTTATCGTCATATAATTCATTATTATTTTCTTCGAGTTTAAAATTATTTATTAATTTCAAAATTTCATTTTTTCGTAATTTTGAATAACCCTTAATATTCCATATTTTACATTGTTTTATTAATTCTTTTTTAGTCATTAGTGCGAATGGTTTTATTTCGTTTGAAAGCATATTTGTTTTAATAAATTAAATTGAAATCGTTTATTAAATAAAATAATTAATATTGGTCATCATAAATATTATTAAAATAAATTTTATTTTTATTTAAGTTATATTAATTTATTTAAAAAAAATAAATTATAATAATATATAATGTATTCAAAAAAAAAGAATTTTTTAAATAAAATAAATGAAAAATATGAAAGTTTTAAGGAAGATATTTTAAAAGTAAACTTAGGTGATAATTTATGTGATAATTTATCAGAAAATAACAAAAGATCATTTTTTAAATATCAAGAATTTTTATATAATTATATGAAAGATTTAAATGATTTTTCAAATAAAGGAAATGTAATCGATAATAGAGGATTACTTATATATCATGGTTTAGGTTCTGGAAAAACAACATCTGGTATATTATTAAGTGAATCATGTAGAAATTATAACTTAAATGAAGAAGAAGAACATTATGATACTAAAAAAATGTATTCAAGAAAAGTTATATTAATGATTCCAGCAAATTTATTTTTTGATCCTTGGGTAAAAGAAATATCATCAAAATGTTATTCGAATTGTGAAATAAGAGATGAAATTAACAATATATTAGAAAACAATAAAAAATTAAGTGAAAAAAAATTAAAGGATATGATTATTAATAAATTAAAAGAATATGATTTTCATGTTATCAATTATAATGCATATACTTTAAGTGGTGGTTATAGAGAAAAATTATTAGATATTCCAAATAGAAAAATAACAAGTGATAGATATACAAATAAATATTCAGAAAGTGTAAATCCATTTGATGATTCTGTAATTATAATAGATGAATGTCATAATTTAGTAAATATGATAACTAATAAGATAAAATCAGGAGAAAAAGTAGAATTATACGATGATTTATTTAATAGTGAAAATTCAAGATTATTATTATTATCAGGTACACCAATAGTAAATGATATTTTTGAAATAGGTGTGATTAGTAATATTATAAGAGGTAAAATAAAAGATAATAAAAATATAAAATTCGAAGATAATTATAGTATATTTAATAGTAAATTTTTAGATGATGATGAATCAAATATAAAAAATAAAAAAATGTTAATGCGTAGATTAAATGGTATTATTAGTTATAATAAAGGAATAAATGAAAATGTTTTTGCAAAAGAAATAAATGAAAATGTATATATTCCATTTGATGTTAATCAAGAAGAAGGGTATTTATTAGCAGAAAAATTAAGCATAGAATTAAGTAATAAAGTAGATAAAAAAGAAATATCAGATTTATATAGAAGAAAAGCATCAAATGTTATTTTACCAAATTATTTATTTGATAATAAATTATTAAAAACAAAAAAATTAAAAAAAAATAATAAATTAATTGATATGAATGCTATAGATAATAAAAAAAGACTATTAGATATTACTATTACAAAAGAAATTGAAAAAAATGTAATTAATATATTAGATAATGATGATAAACCATTAAATATAGATAATGATTTACATAAAATTTCAAAAAAAGTATATAATATTATAAAAAAAATAAAAGAATCAAATGGTCCAGTATTAGTATATTCTAATTTTGAAGGTTTATATGGTATTAGATTTATAGAAGAAGCATTAAAACAGAATAATTATGAAAGTTATAAAAAAAATAAAAATACAGAAAATATGAATGGTACATATATGAAATGGACAGGAAAAGACAGAAATAATGATTATAAAAATATATTTAATTCTTATGAAAACAAAAATGGAGAATTGATAAAAGTCTTTTTAATGACATCATCTGGTAAAGAAGGTATTAATTTAATGGGTGTTAGACAAATTCATATAATGGAACCATGGTGGAATAATACTTTATTAAAACAAGTAATCGGTAGGGGTATAAGAATATGTTCACATAATCATATTGAAAAAAATGATTTTATAGATTTAAGAATAAAAAAAGAATTAAGAATATTAAATACAAGATTAGTAAATGTATTTCAATATTATGGATTTTTAGATTTAAGAGAAAAAAATAAAAATAAAAATATAGTAAAAAATGAAATGAAAATGAGATCAATTGATTTTCTTATGAAAAAAGTTGCAGATAAAAAAGAAAAATTAGGAAATCAAATGTTAGATTTATTAAAACAAATATCAATAGATTGTAATATTAATTATGAAAGAAATAATGAAAATATTTATTGTTATATTGATAATAATCATAACGATTATTTTGATAGTTGGAATATAGAAGATGATGAAATAAAAATGACAAAAAAAAGATATAATATTATAACATTAAATAATATAAAATATGTAAAAGATCAATTTCATAATATTTATATGATTAAAAATAGTAAAACAATTAATTTAAATAATTTAGATAATGATATTATTAAGATTGGTAAATTGTTAAATAATAAAATTCAATATGATAATAATTATTATAAAAATGAAGAAATTCAAAATATAAAAAATAATAAAATTATAAAAAATACATTAAAAAAAATATGTATGAAAAATAAAATCAATATCAATCAAGATGTAGATTATATTGGAATATATGATAAAAATCTTATATTAACGATGAAAACATTTAACATTGTAAATTTATATACAGATCAAAATAATTTAAAAATTGAAAAAATAAAAAAATATGATAATAAATTTATAATTAAAAGGGAAAATGAAAAATTAACAAATAATATATTAATTATTAATAATTATAATGAAAATTTTGAAAAAATTATAAATAATACCTTTACACCAGAATATATTATAGTATTAAATATAAGTGATACTGAAATATTTACTTTTAATGAAGTTAAAAAATATAGTAAATATAATACATTAGTTATATCAAATAAAAAATATAAAAATAACTTGTATAAGATGATTAAAGAATTAGATATAAATATTGATAATAAATTAAAATTAATAAAAGATTTAGAAAGAATGAATATAGAATCATATGAAAAGTTAGAAAAATATTTAAAAAATGAAAATAAATTAGATGATATATTTACAATGTTAAAAATAAAATTAAATATAAAAGATGATTTAAAATATGATATTAAAAATTTCAATGAATGTATCAAAATGTTATTAAAAGATATAAAAAAATCAAATGAATATAAAAATATACCAAAAAAATTTAAAAAATCAAAAATGAAAAAACAAGAATTATGTGAAACAATTGAAAAAATAAATTCTTAAAATGATAATTAATACTTTAAATTATAGTTTTATATTTTTATAAAATTATAATTTTATATTTTAATAAAATGTTAGTATATAATGATTCCAAATGATATAATAAAAATTATATATTTATATTCATCAAACGATCAAAATTTTTTAATATATGTAAAAGAAAATAATATAATTCCATATAATAAAATATATATAAATTGGTATGAATTATCATATAATAATATTTTATCTATAGATTTTATAGAATGTTTTTACAGTAAAATTAGATGGAATATAATATCTAGATATAAAATAATTGACGATAATATATTATATAGATATTATGATAAGTTAAATTGGAACTATGTATCTGAATATCAATATCTTTCTTTAGATTTTATTGAAAATAATATTGATCTAATTAATATCAATAAATTACTTATTAATTTAAATTATCCGAGAGAATATATTAAAAAAATTTTATTAGTAAAATATGGAGAAGATAAATTAATTAAAATACTTAGATCAAAAAAAAGATATAAAAAAATTTTATATGATATTTAATTACTATTTTCAGAATTATTTCTTATATTATTTATAATATTATTTCTAAAGATTATTACTACATTATCTAGATGTTCTTCTTCATTTTGTTCTTGTTCTTCTTCATTTTGTTCTTGTTCTTCTTCATTTTGCTCTTGTTCTTCATTTTCTATACGTGCAATTATTTCATTTTTTAAATCATGATCTATATAATAATTATAACGCAATTGTTCTATTTCCAATTTATTGTAATATTTTTCAATTAAATATCTTGTCAACCCTTGTGTTCTTGATATTATTCTCCAATTTAATTCATTATAAAAAATATCTATAAAATCTTCTGCCATATTTGCCCATCTAGATATTTTATCCCAATTTAATTTATTACGAAATGTTGTAAAAAAAATATAATCTAAATTTTCATCAAATTTCATTTTATTACTTATGATATCAAAATTTATATATTCAGAATATTCAGTTAAAAAAAATTGATCATTTAATTTGACATCTGTTATAATATTCCAATTTATGTAATTATTAAATTCTATACAAATATCACTATAATCAATCATATAGTCGTTTATTTCAGTTGAAATTTCATCCCAATTAATTTTTGAATAATTAATTTTTTTATAAAATGGTTTTATGTTATTTTTATCTAAAAAGTATAAGTAATGAAAATTATCATCAATAAAAGCTGTTATAATACCTATTATATTAAAATCTAGTAATAGTAATTTATTAAACATATATATATAATATTATAATATTATAATTTATCAGTATTGTAAAAATATAATTTATTAGTATTTTTATGTTTTTTATAATAATTATATTGCCATAATATAATTTTTGCATATTCATTATCTTCATTATTTTTTTTCTGTTTTTTTTTAAAACAATTAAATATATTAAACATTTTTATATTTATATTTTATTTATTAATTATTAATAGATAAAATTTTTTATAATAATTTATATTTGTAAATTAAATTATGAATTTTTTTATTTTCATGTAGAATATTTATAATAGTATTTGAGTTTTTTTCAATTTGTGTTTTACCAGCATCAATTACTTTATTATATATTATATTATTTAATTCACAAAATTTAATAATATTTGTAAATTCGTTTTCATTTTTTACTTTTAATACTATTTTTTTTGAACCAGTTAATTCCCAATCATCTAATAATAAATTTTTATCATTTTTTAAAATTTTTTTATATAAACTAATTGCTCCATGACTACATTGACTTGCAATTTTTCCTTTTCCCATTTTTAAATCTTGTCTTACAAAAAAAATCATTTTTATATCTCTTTTAAGAGATTTCATTACTTCTTTTTGTTCGATTGTTAGTTTCATAATTAAAAAAAAAATATCTTATAATTTATACTAAATAAATTTTATTTTGATATAATAAATTTAATATATGTACATAATTTTTAAAATTACAAGATAAATTAACAAAAATATTAAAATAACTTTTATTTTTTTTTATAATTTTAAAAATTTTATTGATAGTTATAGAAAAATTATATGATATTATATTATTATCATTATTATAATATTTATATTTTAAAATATTTATTGTATAATACATATCAAATAAGTTTAATAAATAATTTATAAATAAATACTTCTCATTAATATCACAAATATCATTATTAAATAATTTTTCATCAAAAAATATAAAATTATTATTTATTATATTTATAATTATTATTAATATTTCTTTTTTATCATTTTGATTTGATATATAAAATAAATATTTTAACTTATTAAAAATATAAAATAAATCTTGATATTCATTTAATATTATATTCCTTAAAAATATTTTATATATTTTTTTATACTTAAAATATAAAAAATCTGTATTTTGAATCCATGTTATTATATTATCTATTGGTTTTGTAAAATTATATGTTTTTTGTAGAAAAGAATTATTATTATTTGTCAATTCAATAATTAAGTAATTATAATATTTATTTATTTTTTTCATATTTATTATATCAATTGGATCATTAAATAATATAATTTTATCAAAAAGATATTTTGGAATTTGATTCATCTTATATATATTTTATATAATATTTATTATTGAATATATTATAAAATATATAAACTTTATAAATTTTTATATTATAATTTTTTTTTTTTAGTTTTTTATTAGTTAATATATTTTTAATTTCATATTTAAAATCTGGTAAAATATGTTTCATAATATATAACATTTCATCTAAATAATATATTTTATTAGGATAATAAAAACAATTATATGTTATATCTATATTTTCATATAAGCGTATTTTATTGTAAAAAATAATAAATTTATAAAATTTGTTATATTTTTCAAATATATCTAATTGATTTTTATAATCATAAATTATATTTAATATATCATTCGGATAGTTAGATTTACATAAATATATATGCCTATGGATATAGAAAAATTTTAGAGAAATATTTTTTTTACATTTATTACAATATTTTGAAGTCATATATAAATAACTATTTTATTTTTTTTTAAAATTGATTATTATTATATTTATAATAAAAAATTTTTTAATTGATAATATTTTACCTTCTAAACTTAATAAATTCTTTTTTCTAAAACAATTTACTGAGTATTTTTAATAAAACATATAATAATGGATAACAAAATGATTAACCAATTAGTAGAAGATATCAATATGTTAAAAATTAAAAACGAAAATTTAGAAAATCAACTTTTTAGTGAAAGAAAACAAAGACTTGAAATGTCCGTAATAATGGTTGAAATTTTAGAAACTTTAAAAAAAAATAATATTGAAATTAATATGAATAAAGTTGATAAAAAAGTAAAAGAAGAAAATATTAAAAATGAAAAAGAACAAATTGTTTCAAATATTGTTGAAGATTATGATACTTTATCAGATGATGATATTACAGAAGAATTAAATAATAATTTACCTGAAACTTTAATTGATGATATTTCTGAAGATATTGAAGATAATATTGTAAAACCCCCATCACCGAGAAGAAAAAAATTAAATAATACACAACAAAAATTAGAAACAAATGAATTAGTAATTGTTGAAAATTATGATGAACCACCATTACCACCAAATTTAGATACATCACCAATGACGCCTGAGAATGAGATAGAAGATGAAAATGTAGAAACAGTAGAAACATATAATTATAAAAAAATGAAAGTTGGTGAATTAAAAAAATTATGTAAAAAAAGAGGTTTTAAAGGTTTTTCAAAACTTAAAAAAGATCAATTGATTGAATTATTATCATAAATATAAAAAAATTGTATTTATATTATATTTTTAAAAATATAATATAATTATGGACTTAAATTAAACATTACCACCTCTTGATTTTAAAGATTTCATAGTTTCATTGAAATCTTTTTTTTGATTTTCTTCAAATACTTTTTTTAATTCATTTAAATCACCTGAACCAGAATCATATTTTTCAACTTCTAAATAATCTGCTAATTTTTGTTCTTTTTCTTCTTCTAAAATATGTTTTTGTTCATCATATTTTAAATCTTCTAATTCAAAATCTATTTTTAATTCATTTTTTGGTATATCTGATAATACATTTTCATTAAAATTTTTTTCATCTTTATTTTCAAAATTTTCTTTTTTTAAACCATAAAAATCATAAATTTTTTGTAATTCTTTATTTCTCATTTCTTTTCCTAAACCAGATAAAAATGAGTGATGAAAAAAATCACTACCAAAGTTTTCTTTAATAGAATCTTGATTATTAATTACATAATTTATTATTATAAAAATAATAATTAAAAGTAATATCATATAAATATTCATTATGTATTATATTTTATTAAAATATAATTATTTTATTAAAATATTATTTTTTAGCTTTTATAAATATTTCTAATAGTTCTATTTTTTTATTTAAACTTTCTATATTAAAATATTTTAACATATTTAATAAATTTTCATCATTATTAAAATCATTTTTTAAAATATTAATAAATCTTTTATCAAAATCATTTTGTAAATATTTATTAATATTATAATATGTAATATTATCTGTTATAATAAATTTATCATTTTTATCATAATAATATTCTAAATATGTTTGAATATATTTTAAATATTTACTTTTAATATTTTTTAAAAATAAAGGATTTCTTATATTACCACTTGTTTTATCATTATTAAATATATTTAAGAAAAACATAGATTTATACAATTTTCTTTTTTCTATAATAAAATAATAATTATCAGATGTCATGATGAAAATTTTATAATATTTTTTTTCATTTTTTTTATTATTCATAATTTATAACTTAAATATATTACATATAAATTTTATTCTTATTTTTTTAAATATTTAAAAAAAATAATAATGAAAAATAATATAATACTAGTTAATAAAATATTTGGTAATTTTAATTTATATAAAAATTTATCTATTATATTAAAAAACATAAATATCTTTGGACGTTCATGTTTATAATATTCTATATCTTCATTTGTAATTTCTTTTATTGTTCTATATGCAGAATTAACTGCACCTTCTGTCCAATATGAATAAAAGTTATTTTTTGTTAATGCACCACTTAAATATAAATTTTTTATATCTGTTTTTTGATTGGGTCTTATTTTATTTGTCCCAATTGAATTCCAAAAATAATCATCATTTGTTTTTTCAATATCTAATTTATTATTTGAGAAAACTAAATTTTTCCATAATTTTATAGATGGTTTTATATTTAAAAATGTACTTTTATAAGAATCTTTAATAAAAGTTTTAACACATGATTTTTTTATTTGATACCATACCTCTTCCTTTATTTCTTCTGGACTACATTCAAGTAAAGTTTTATTTAATCTTTTACTTTTTAATTCTGGATTTGCAATATTTATAGACCATATACTTTTAATATCTGTATTTGATTTCCTATTCCAAAAATTATCAATCGGTGCTACAATCATTTTCCAGTCACTATCAATTAAAAAATAACCATATCTTTTCATTTCAATTTTTTCCTTAAAATATATTTGAATTCCTGGTTGAATTGATTTAGTTTTTATAATCATATCATTAAAAGTTTTTTTTAATGAACTATTTGTATTATCAAAAAAATGATTTAATGATGTTAAATTTAAACCTAATATTCCAATATCACATTTTACATTTTTATAATAGTTACCATGCCTAAAGATAAATTCATGAATTGTATTATTTATAATTTTTTTATCAACTAATTCATAACCTTTATAAATTTTTACATTATTTTTTACTAAATATGATTCCCATTTTTCAAAAACTTCACTATATGGTATCTTAAATGTTCTTGTTCCTTTAAATTTTGTAGGATAACCTTCTACTATATTTTTAAATTCATATTCAAAAGTTTTAATCATTTTTGTTAATGGTAATATATCTAAATTTTCACCTAATATATAACTTATAAATTCAAATATATATTTTGCACTTTCTGTTATTAATAAATCTGAAAATTTAATATTATCAAAAACATCATTTAAACGTTCTTCACAACTTAATAAACCTTGTAATATAAAAAAACCAATTAATATTAAATTAAAAAAGTTTATATTTTTTAATAAACTTGGTATTTCTGTTAAATATAATGGTGTATTTTCACATTTATCAGATATTAAATAATTTTTTAATTCATCTGAATACATATCTAATAATGTTCTATTTTCATCATATGGAATTTCATTAAAAATATTTTGTAAATTTACATATTGATTTAAAAAAACTCTAGGTGAATGTTCTTGATAGTAAATATCATTTTCATAATATACTTGTACTTTACCACCTAAAGTTTCTTCTTTTTCATATAATTCTATATTATATTTTTTATTTTTTATTTTTGTTGATAATATATGTGCACATGATAATCCAGCTATACCACCACCAACAATTACAATTTTTGTCATATTAAAATATATACTATAAAGATATATTTTAATTTAGAATAATTTATTATATTTTTTAAGTAATTCCATCATGTTTTCCATATTACTTTTATCATTAAACGATACAATACTATTATAAAAAGTATTTTCATCTTTTTTATTTAGATCTAATCCAAATTCTTTTAATTCTTCTAAAAAGTTTTTCATTAATTCTTCATCACCTTTTTGTGATTTTTCATTTACAAATCTAATGTATTTTTGATAAATTTTTTTTTTAAGTAATGAAATTAGTAATTGTCTTGGTGTTGCTTCTTTAACCATATTTTATAAATTATTATAATTTATAATATTTAATATATTTTAATTATTATTTTTACAATTTACATGCATTTCCATATTTACAATAAATTTTATTTAATCCAATGTATTCAAAAAATAAATGTACAAAAAAACCAAGTGACAATAATAATATACTTTTATTTTTTATATTAAAAAAATTTAATATTTGTTCAATTATTAATCCATTTATAAATGTTACAATACTTACTAATATAGCTTCAATTATAATATTCATTCTTATATATAATATACTAAAAAAAAATTAAAATTTATTATTAAATAATTTTAATATATATATTAAATAATTTAAAATGGTAGTAAGTGAAATATTTTGTACATTATCTGCATTATGTTGTATTACAACAATGATCTACTATAGAAAAAAAAATTCAAGTGGAGTAAATACAAATATTATATATAAAAAAACTTATAAAATTACAAAAAAAAATTTAGGTGATCACAATGAATGTTGTTCAATTTGCCAAGAAGAATATAAAAAAAAAGATAAACTTGTCAAATTATATTGTGATCATATTTTTCATAAAAAATGTATGAATGAATGGTTGGCAGAAGATTACTTACAATTAAGATGTCCATTATGTAATTTAACAGTTATGACAAAATATAAAGACAGATTAGATAATTATTTTTAAATTACTAATTAAAAATTGATAAATATAAGAAGTATATTAAAAATATAAAAATAAATAAAATAAAATATAGTAAAAATGTTTGATTACCATCTATATCTAATGTAAATGGTATTTTTGAAAGTAAATTTTTAAAAAAAGTATTATTAAATAAAATAAGAATTATAAATAGTATAAAAGAATGTTGAAAATTTAATACAATATTTTTATTAAAATTATTTAATTCTTGATTCATTGGTTGTTGAGGATATTGTTGCATCTGTTGTTGGGGATATTGTTGCATCTGTTGTTGGGGATATTGTTGCATCTGTTGTTGGGGATATTGTTGCATCTGTTGTTGAGGATATTGTTGCATCTGTTGTTGAGGATATTGTTGCATCTGTTGTTGAGGATATTGTGATTGTTGATATTCTTCTTCATTATTTTCTTTTGTAATAATATTTGTTTTTTCTAAATCTAATACTTCTGTTTCCTTTAATGCATCTTCTATTATTTTTGCATTATCTGTATTATCATAATTTATATTTTGTATACTAGTTGATTTCATTATATGAAATTATATTATTAACTAATTAAATAACTTTATTATAAAAATATAAAAAAAAAATAAAAATGATTATCTAATATAATAAACATGCAACAAAGAAATATTTTTTTATATTGGATTGGAAAAGAATATAAACTAATTTCTATTCTTAGAAATTTAATCTATTTACATTCAACTAATGGGATTGGATACAATGTAATACTAATTACACCAAAAAATGTTAATGATTATATTGATGATATACCAGATTTTTTTTATAAATTATGTCCTGCCCATCAAGCAGATTATATTAGAGTTTGTGTTCTATGTGATCATGGCGGAATTTGGTTAGATTCAGATACACTTGTATTAGATTCATTAGATAGTTTGTTTGATATTATAGAAAAGAAAGATGGTTTTTTTATAAATGAAAATAATAATACATTATGCAATGGTGTTTTTGGAAGCAAAAAAGAAACTGATTTAATGAAATTATGGAAAAAATCTCTAAAAGATATAGTTAATTTAAAAAAAGAAAATTTAGGATGGACTGATATTGGAAGTGATTTATTAAAAAAAATGTTTAATTATAATTCTAATTTATTTAAAAATTACAAAATATTTCAAGGTTTAAATAATATATATCCAGTTAATTGGAATAATTGTGTAACTGAATTTATTACTAAACCATATGATAATTATAAAAATATTATCCGCGATTATCAACCTTTTATAATATTAGTAAATAGTGTATATAAAACATTAGAAAATAAAAAAATAAATGAAATATTAAATGGAAATATGCCTATTAATTATTTTATTAATAAATCATTTGATAATATGAAACTTATTGATTATAATTTTATTGAAATTGGAACAAGTAATTTTGATACATTAATTCAAGAAGCAGATGATAATACTGTAGGAATTTCTGTAGAAGCAATAAAACATTATATTGATCAATTACCAGATAAAAAAAATGTAAAAAAAATAAATATGGCAATTTCTGACAAAAATACATATTTAGATGTATACTATGTACCTGAAAGTTTTATTGATCAATCTAATGCACCTAATTGGCTTAAAGGATGTAATTGTATAGGTAAATATCATCCATTACATATAAAACATAAAATTACTAATTTATGTAGAACCCTTAAGGTTAAGGTTATTCCTTGTTATGAATTATTCTATACAAATCAAGTTAGAAATCTTGATTACTTAAAGATTGATACTGAAGGACATGATGTTATTATTCTAAAATCATTATATTCTTATATATCTTATCTACCAACAATATTTTATCCTAAAAAAATATTATTTGAAAGTAATTCAAATATAAGTAAAAATGATGTAGATGAAATAATAAAATTATTTTGTGATTTAGGATATAAATTACAATCAAGAGGCCATGATACAATTCTTGTATATTAAGTAATTTACTAAATTATTTTATTTATTTAATTATATTAAATAAATAATAATATTATATATATATATAAAATATGGGGTGTTTTTTATCAACTAGTTTTTGCAGAGAACCTTTTTTAGATGATTATTTACATATTAAAGTAAGATCACTTAGGAGATTAAGAGTAAAGGGTGATTATTTTAAATGTCACAGTAAAGGAGATTTGTATGTAAGAATAACATATAAAGGAGTAACACAATCTACACATATTAAAAAAAATAGTAATGGAGAATCTATATATAATGAAAATTTAATTTTAGAAGGTGTAAAACCATGTAGAAGTGGTAATCATTGTATGAAAATAGAATTAATTGATTATGATTGTATTACTGGGAATGATGTTTTAGGAACATGTAATATAAAAGTACCAAGTATAGTAAATGAAAGTATAAAAGAAAAAGATTATAAATTAAAAGATGATGAAGGTCATTTTATTGGATATATTGGTTTAGATGAAATACATTTTGTAAGAGAAAAATTAAATTTTTATAATGGAGCATGTAAAAGAATGTGTTGTATTTGTTGTTGTCAAAATATGGGAGATTTTAATGATTATGAATAATTAAAAATATAAGATATTTATATATTTAACTATTTTAAGTCCAATATTAAAATATATTTTTTAAAATTTTAAATAGAATTTAATATATTTAACAAATTACTAAAATCGAATGTTTTATTTACTTTAATATTTTTTTTTAAAAGTACATTATCTAATTGATATTCTAAAGATTTTTCAATATCATTAAAATTATAAGTTTTTTCATAAAAATCTATATTTATGATATCAATTTTTACATTATCTATATAATGTTCTTCAAATGTTTTTTTATATTTTTTTAAAATTTTTTTTATTACATAATCTTCATTTTTTTCTTCTTTATATATAAAAAAATCTGTTTGAATAATAATATCTTCAAATATTATATTATAAAATCCAGTAAAATACATATTAAAATAATAATCTTATATTCTATTATAAATCAATTTTAATAGAATTTATGAATTTGAAAACGACCATTTATTAAATTATTATTATTTGTATTTAATTTTAAAACATTATTTTTATTTTTTAACCAAATTTTTAAAATACAAATATCATTATTTTTAGGAGTTAATGAAAGTCCACATAATTCATATGTATTTTCATTATGTAATAAATTTTCACTAAACATTTTTACAACAATATCTATGAATGTATCATTTAATTTTCTTCCTGGAATAATATAAGAATAAGAATATCCATTTTTATTTTCTGGATCTTCGTATACAGGTTTTATATTATTTCTCATAATATAAAAATTAAATTTTTTAAAATCTTTGAAATTATTAAAAAATGTCCAACAATCATCTATAGTATTAAATTTCATGACTTCTTTATATGAACTTAACGACCAATCTTTCTCTGTTAAATTATGAATATATAATTTCCAACTAGTATTTAATTTATTATTATGATTTTTATTCATCGGATTATTATTATTTTTATTCATCGGATTATTATGATTTCTATTTATTTGATTATTATGATTTCTATTCATCGGATTATTATGATTTCTATTCATCGGATTATTATGATTTCTATTCATCGGATTATTATGATTTCTGTTCATTTTAAAATGTATAATTTATAAATTTTAATAAGTAATAAATTTTATATTATAAATAAAATAATAATCAATTTTATTATTTAATTATATTAATTTTATCAAAACCAATTAATAAAACATTAATGTATTTATTGTAATTATTATATGTTTTATTTAATGTAACTTCTGAAATATTTATTTTTTCAATAATATTTTGTTTTGAAATATTTAAATTAAATAAATTAGATATGAAGAAAAATAAACCAGAACATATAGATTTTTCTCCAGAATTTTTTATTATATTAATTGCATAAGATCGTAAATAGATTAAATTAATTATTTTTATAATATCATCATTTAGATTAAATTGTTTTCCATAAAATTCTATCATATCATGAATAGTATTATTATTATTATTTATATTAATATTTTTTTCTTTTTCAATTAATGAAAATTTCTTCAAACCTTTTGTTAAATCTTTTTTTTTAATATTAAAAGTTTCTAATAATTTTTTTTCATTAATTGGTTTATTATTATTTTTAGAAGATATAAAAATACATGCAACAATTAAGCTTAATCTATTTTTACCTCTAGTTAAAATTTTATTATTTTTTTTATCTTTTTCGCATAATAATTTATAATATAATTTTGCATCATCTATTATTTTTGTATTAATTTTAGTATTATTTAAAAAATTATCTATTTTTTTAAAAACTTCATAATCACTTCTTTCATCATTTGATATTTGATTCCATTTTTGTAATCTTTTAATAGAATTAAATTTACTATTACAACTACTAATTGTAGTACCCATAGAAGATTTAGGTAATAAAAAATTAATTGGATTACCACAACGTGTATTATTACCATTTTTTGAATCTGTATATCCATAATATCTCCATTCTGCATTATCATCTACTATTGTTTCATATATAAAACCACATGATGAACATATTTTATTATAATTAGAATAATCATAAATTATATCATTATTATTACAATTTTTACATATATTATTTTTATTTGAGTCCATATTTTTATTATCAAAAAAATCATCTAATTCTTTAAAATAATTTAAATAATTAGTCATAAGTATATATAATATTTAATCATTTTTATTTAATAAATTAAGTATATTAATAATATTTTTATTAAAGGAATATATAATATAATTGATATTAAAAATTTTATTTTTATTATCATTTTCATCTACAACAACATTAAATTCAATTAAATTATTATCGATATTAAAAACTATTTTTTTCATTTTATATATTTTTTCATAATTTTGTTTAAATGAAAAATTTGAAATGTAATTTTTTCTTTCGCTATATAAATGTAATTTTACATTATTTTTATAATTTATATATTTTAATTTTTTGATATTTAAACAATTCATGATGCCATTATCTAAAATTTCAAGAATAAAATTTTTATCATGATAATATTTTGCATCTATTATTTTTATATCATTTATATGATTTTTATTTTCATTAATAATATTTTGTAATATATTTTTAAAATTATTTTCATTTATTAAAAACTCAATTTTATAAATATTACTATGATAAGTATAACGTTCTTTTAGAAAAAGAATATCTTTAATAATTTGATTATTCATAATTTTAAATATTTATTATATGTAAAATTATTTATTATAAAGTAATTATAAATCAATTTTATTAAAATTTAAATACTTCATTTGAATTTTGTACATCACTATCTGCATCAATAATATTATTAGACACAGTTGAAAAAATAATTTCAGGTTCACATTTATAAACAGTCATTTTATCAAATAATTCTATCATAAAGAAATCAACTGGTTGTTGTATTTTATATTTATGTGCAAAATCAATATATTTTTTTGCTGCTTTTTTTCTTATAAAATATGCGAATGTACCACCACCCCTCATTCTTAATTCTCCTGAAAATTTAATTAACATATCATTTACTCTATTATCATTATAATTTTTATAATCAGTAAAACCTAAAAATATAACATCCCAATCATTATCATAATGAATATATTCAAGTAATTGATTAAGTTCTAAATTAAAATCATTTGAGAATTTCAAATCATCTTCTAAAATTAATACATAATCATTATCATTTAATTTATCATTATCTTTAATAATATTCCATAATATATAATGGGATAATGCACAACCAAGAACTCCTTTTCGATATTTATGCGATTCATACGGATTTTTAATATTATTAAATTTATTATATTCACTTATATCGAATAAAGTTTTATAATTTGTAAAATCATATTTTTTTCCATCAATTGCAGAGAAACGAGTTATATTTGGATAAGTATCTCCATTGTTAAGTAAATAATTTTTGAAACGATCTTGTCTTCTATCTAAATTGATTAGATAAGTAGGATATTTATATAAACTTCTCATATAATTATTTTTACGAATTAAAATATTTTTATTATTATTAATTTTTGAATTTAATATTGGATAAATACCATAATAGTTAGTAGAATCATTATTTAAATTTACAATAGATGATTTATCTATATTATAAGATGATAATTTTATAATATAATTATCAAATCTATAATTTGTAGTTTCATAATCATAATCTAAATAAAAATTATTAAAATCATCTGGAATATTAATACTAACATTTTTATTATAAATTTGTTTAATTATTTCATCATTGAATAAGAAATCATTTAATATTAGAATATAATTAAAATTATTTTTTTTTGAATATTTAATAATTTTATTTTTTATGTCTTCAAATGAACTATTCAGGGTATCAAAATTATCATTTTTATTTAAAATAATTTTTGGTTTAATATTATATTTATTAATATTTTCTTGTATAATACTTAAGTTTTCATTTTCATCAACTACTAAAAAAATTTCATCTATTTTAATTTTTAGTGAATTTTGAAATAAATTATATAAATTAATATTTTTAGATTTTAATTTTAAATTTGAATATTTTTGAATATAATTAACTAATTCATTTAATTGAGTTTTATCTTCAGTATCAACTAAAATTAATTTTTTACTATCAAAATTTTGAGAAGATATTAATAAGTTTAAAACATCATGATTAAGATTTTTTTTTAATAAGTTAAAAGTATTCTGGGAAAAATACCAATAATTAAACAAACTTTTATCATGTATAGTACTATTAAAAATATCAAATAACATTTTTATTTATTTTATAAATAAAATAAATTTTATTTATAAATCTATTTACTATATTTAATATAATCTTTTAATAATTTATATAAAATTATTTCATAATCTATATTTTTTTTTTTAATAGAATCAATAAATGATAATAAATTTAATAATTTTTTTTTATTATTGTATGTAAGTTTTTCATGAGTTATAATGATATCATTAAAATTTTCAATAATATTATTTATATTATAATATGATAATAATTTAATTGTATCGTTTATATTTTTAATACTAGTAACATTTAATAATATTTTATTTAAAAGATTAATTGTTAATGTTCCGAATAGATTATTTATAATATATTCATCATATTTATTTAATTTTAATAAAACTATATATTCTAAATTATTTATTACTTTTCTTATATCTGAATTAAATATATTAATAAATTTATTAATATATGATAAATACATATCATAATTAGTATTATTTAATATATTTTCATTTTTTAAAATATATAAACATTTTGTTTGAATATATTTACTTGAATATTTATTAAAATATATAACTACACATCTAGAAATTAAAGGATTTATAATTTTATTTTTGTAATTACATATAAATATAAATTTAGTATTATTATAATCTTCTATTATTTTTCTCATTGACATTTGTGCATCAATTGTTAAAGAATCAGATTCATCTAAAATAACTAATTTAAAATTATTTTTGTTATTTTTTTTTTTACAAAAAATTTTTATTTTATTTCTTACAGTATTAATACCTCTTTCATCTGAAGCATTTAAATTTAATAAATCATCGTCGTTATGTTTATCTTTTAAGTAATTATTAATTATAAGATTAATATATGTTGTTTTACCTGTTCCTGGCAAACCATAAATTAACATATTTTTAATATTTTTAAAATCATAGTATAATTTTGTATAATTACTATTTTCAAAATCTGAAATTTTATGTGGTTTATATTTTTCAATCCAATTTAACATTTTAATATATTATTATTTAAATTTTAAATAGATATAAAAAATATTATATATAATAAAATTAATAAATATAGAAGATAATATTAATATAATATTTTTATATTTTGTTGTTTTTATAATAAATATATTTAAATTATTAATTTTTTTAGAATATTTATCTAAGAATAATTTTCTAACTTCATAGTTTTTTAAATCATAGTTTACTGACCAAAAATATGTGATATATCCTGTAATAATAGGAGTACTCATTGATGTACCAAACATAATATTAGTACTATTTTTATTATTTAAACCATAGATAAAATCACCATATGTATAAATATCAACACATTTTCCATAATTAGAATAACTACTTCTTATATTTAAATAATCAATTGCACCAACAGTTATAACTGAATTTAAATGTGCAGGTGTTATATTTTTACAATTTATATTACTATTTCCAGCAGAAACTATAAATAATATACCATTTTTATACATAGAGTTAATTAAATCATCGATGTCATTTTTTATCATATCGAATCCGAGTGATAAATTAACAACACATTTTTTAGTATTATTTGTACATTCATTTTTGATATATTCTAAACTATTATATAATAAATTTTCACTTGAAGAATCGACACTACCAAAAATTTTTAATATATGTAAATTATTTTTTTTTAATATTCCAATTTTAGAAGAAATAATACTAGTTACAAAACTTCCGTGACCAATTTCATCATAATCAACACTGTTTACAAAATTTTTTTTTTCAACTATATTATTATAAAAATGTTTATTATTAGATATACCACTATCAACAACATATATATCTATGTTTTTATTTTCATTTGGATATTCAGTATTAAAATCTGGAAAATAATATAATTGATTTAATCTATCTAAATTCCAACTATATATAGAATTAACAATATTTAGATTTAACAATAAAATTAAAATAATATATAACATATTTTATTTTAAATATAATAAATTTTATTTTTTTAATATTTTTTGAAATTTTTTAAAATCAAATTCAATATCACATATACCAGTTCCGAAATTTCCAACTTGACCCATAATTAAATTTGAAGTTAATGATTTCATATTATCATTCATATTAAATAATGTCGATTTGATAAAATGTTCATCTGATTCTTCAAAACTTGATTTTGCAAGAGGACCACTATCGGATAATCTTACACCATGTCTATCAATACTAATAAGATCACCTTTTAAAGTCATAAAATCAGTTAATAAATTTAAATGTTTATCATTTATATAAATTCCACTAAATTTCATAACATTATTAATTTCATTTTTAAGAAGTTGTCTTGCTGCTTCAATACCAAGTAAATTATAGACTTCATGAATATTATTTGAAAATGTAGAATTTATATCTAATAAATTATATAATTTTAGTATTTCTTCGAAATTCGATCCAGTTGTATCTAAAACATATTCCTTTTTTGTGTTATCAATGCTTCCATTTTGCTTAATTTTTAATTGATTAATTTCACGAATTGTTACTTTATCAATATTATCAACTCCATTTAAGATATTTGATAGAATATCATTTTCTAATAATTTTAATTTATCAACATCATTATTTGTAATTAATTCATCTTCAATTGTTTTATTTATATCTTCATAAATATAACGAAAATGAAAAACTAAATTATCTGAATTTTCATCACTAAAAATTATATGTATGTTATCATTATTATATTTATTTAAAAAGAATGAATATAAATCAAATAATGATATATTTTTATTAAGTAAATGTAATTCATTTATTTTTAATTTTAATACCCATGGTGATAATTTATTAATTTCAATATCTTCATAAAAATTGTAATAATCAATTAAAAAATCTTTATCTTCAACAATATTAGTATTCATTAAATTTGGATCATAATAAATCATTGTTTCATCAATAAAATATGATATATTTACCTTTTCTAATTTATTTAATATTTTTTTTGCATAATCTTGATTTGTTTTATTTTCATTTTTTAAATATACTGTTAATGAAGGCGTTGCTTGGTTTTTTGTTACACTAATTAATTCTCTTATTCTTGGTACACCACTATTTACATTTGATTTACTTGCCACACCTGAATAATGGAATGTATTTTTTAAAGGAATAGAGTTAAAATGAAGAAAATTTGGATTTCCTATTACAGTTAAATCATATACATATTTATGAGAACTTTCTATCTCTTCTTTTTTTATTACTTTTTCTAATACATTATTTTGAAAATATGTTAATAATTTTTCTTTTTTATATAAAAAATTATACATTTTTAACATTTTATTTTTACAAGTTAATGATAAAAATTTAAAATTATTATAATTTTTTAATACAAAATAAAAAACTTTATTATAATGTATTTTTCTTTTATCATCACGACTAGTTATTTTTGTATGTATTCCAAATCTTTTTAATAATAAAGCGATACCATTTCCTAAATCTTCTGAAATTGTTGTATAAGAAAATGTATTTTTGCTTATAGTACCATCACCTGATAAATAACCATCAAGTAATCCTTTTACAAAATCTTCATTTGCTAAATAACAAAATTCAGGAACTACTTTATTTTTTGAACCTGTATTACATAATTTTTTTAATAATTCTGATAACATTGTATTATAAATAGTTATATCTGTTGATATACCATTTCTATAATTTTTTGTTTTAATATATTCTGTATAGGTTGTAGTTTCACAATTATCATTTTCATTTCTATTTCTATATGTGTATGTTTTAATAATATTACTATTTTTATCACCAAATACTCTTTTTGTAGTATAATAACCAATTTCATATTTATCACAAAAATCATAGATTTTATTTCTAAAATCAATATCATTGTTGGAAATTTTCACTTGATTTTTATTTGCCAAACCTTCTGCTAAAAATGCACCAATAAAAAATCCAAATAACTCATCCAATTTAAAAAATTGAGGTAATTTTAATGGATATTTATTACTTGTTGATTTTTTACAATAAATATAACCTAATTTTGGCATTTCATTATTTTTACATCTCATTTTCATACCATCTATAAAAGAATCACCTCTGTTATATGGAATAATAAATTTATCACCATTAAATCTTTTAAACCAATGTCTTTTTTGATTACATTTATCATTTAATATTTCTGTATTTTTCCATTTAAAAGTTTTTAAACATTCATCGCCATATAGATATTTATTTTTAGGAAAATATTCTTCGATATTTAAAGTATTTAATTGTTGATTTTTTGGAATATTTAATTTTTTCATAATAGGAACATAATCACCAATTTGTATATCTTTCCCGCCACATTGTTCTAATTTATTTAATTTTTCATTAAATCTTAAAAATGATTTTGCCTTTGTCCCAGTTACTTCACGACCACTTTCTAATGTGATTTTAATTAAATTATCTCTTTTACCATCTACTAATGGTAAATGTTTAGTTACAGCTTGTAATTCACACCATTTATAATTTCCATCCCAGTCTACTGCATATATTTCATAATTTTCATTATTTTTATTAACATCTATATAAGTTTGGTCTCCTAATTTAAAATATTTTTTTAATTTTTTATTATATGTTTTATCGATTTTTTCAATAAAATCTCCAATTTTTACCACCATATATTTTAATTTATTATGTCTTAATACAATTTTTTCATTGTAATCTATAGAATTTAAAGTTAATTGTGTAGTGGGTTCACCTAAACTTTGTGCTGCAATTGAACCAACCGATTCACCTGGTTGTACTAATGATTTATAAAAAGTTATTTTAATATTATTAATTATCCAATCAAATGCATCTTTTGATAAATTATTTTCAAATAATAAAATTTTTGTACTTAACTTACTTTTAACTAATGTTCTTAATAATTTTAAATTATATTCATTTAATTCATTATATGGATATGATAAATCGCAATTAAGTTTAATAACATTTTTATTTAAATCTTTTATTTGTTCTATTATATATTCTGGGGTTAGATTATATTTTTCATTATATTTTAATGAAAATTTTTTTCTAGATTGTTTTACAATTCGATATATATTAATAGGTAAATAAACAATATCATCATTATGATATTTTAAATTTCTAAAATATTTTCTAAGAGAAACTAATTGTTTAAATTCTTTATTAATAATATTTTGTATATTTTCATCATATTCTTTTAATTTATTTTCATCCCATTTATATTTTTTTTCAAAATCTTTATTTGATCCTAAAATTAATTCAAATTTTTGTTTTTCTACTTTTTTTGGATCAAAATTATCACAACCATAACAAAATTGTACAACTACACCTTTTTCATTTCTTACAGTTAAATCATATTTTACATTTAAATCTTCTAGTGATTTCATTAAACGACGTTGAATATAACCAGTTTCTGCAGTTTTACATGCAGTATCAATTAAACCTTCTCTTCCAGATTGAGCATGAAAGAAGAATTCATTAATATTTAATCCATCTAAATATGAATTTTCAACAAAACCTTTTGCTTCTGGTCTATTATCATATTGATAATAATACGGTAATGTTCTATTATTAGAACTAAAAGGAATTCTACCAGAACTACCTTTAAATTGAACATTTTGTTGACCAACACAACTAATGATTTGACTAATATTAATAGAATTACCTTTAGATTTTGAATGAACCATTTGATATAAATAATTATTTTTATTAATATTTTTCATAACAATTGAACCACTTTGATCTCTTGCTTCATTTAAAATATTAAAAATTTTTCTTTCAAAATCACCTTGTGTAATTTTAATATTTTTATCATATATCATATTTATAAAGTTATTCACTTTTCCTTTTGATGTAGTTATAATATCTTTAATTTTATTCTTAATTTTATTTTCAATTAATGTATCACCAAAACCTACACTAAATCCTTCAAATTTTAACCAACTATTTATAATTCTTTGAATTGTATTTAAAAATTTTTTTGTTTCTCCTTCATTTAAATCATTTGTAATCATATGTACTAAACTTCCACTTGATGAACCAACAACTGATTTATTAAATATTCCACTTATAATTTTACCATTTACAATATCAATATTTTCATCATCATTTTTTTTAAAATAATTTATATCTGGTAATATTAAATTTATAATTTCTCTTCCATGCCAATATTTTTTATTATCTATAATAAATGGTTCTGGAATATTTCCATCAAAATTATCTATTTTACTTAATATATGATATACTGTTTCTTCATCCAAATAAGTATCTGGTAGTGTTAATTTCATTGCACCAACTACTACATCCATAATACAACCAATAACTGGACTATTTGATTGTGGACTAATTATTTGTTCAGTAACGCATGCAATTTCTTTTAATTCTAACATTGTTTGAAAACTTTGTGGAACAAAAATATTCATTTCATCTCCATCAAAATCAGCATTATACGGTTGACATACTGCAGGATTTAATCTAAATGATTTACCTATGATTGGTTTAACTTTATGACCCATCATACTCATTTTATGTAATGATGGTTGTCTATTAAATAAAATATAATCATTTTCCATTAAATGTCTTTCAACTATATCTCCTTCATTTAATTGAATATCATATTTTACAAATCTCAAATCTAAAGTAATTTTATCATTATTTTTTTTTTTTATTAAAAAATTTGCACCTGGATATTTTTCTGGACCATTTCTAATACATTTTTGTAATTTTTCTATATTATATATATTAACTGCTTCCGGAATAGTTATTTTTTTACATATTATATATGGAATACCTAATTCATGAATACTTAAACTTGGATCTGGTCCAACAACTGTTCTTGCTGAAAAATTAACTCTTTTACCTAATAAATTACCTCTTATTCTTGCTTCTTTGCCTTTAATTCTATCTTTTAAACACTTTAATGGTCTACCCGAACGATGTTGTGCTTGTGGTACTCCTTTAATATTATTATCAATTAATGTTGCAACATGATATTGTAAATATTCAATATAGTCTTCAATATGATTATCATTATTTTTTTTTATTTTTTCTAATAAATTATGATTCGCCTTTAATATATCTACATATTTATAAATTAAATCATCTTCTGAACGCATATTCGTAGAATATTTTACAGATGGCCTTATACATGGTGGTGGAACTGGTAATACTTCTATGATTAAACTTTCTGGTCTAGAAAATATATTTGATAATCCTAATAGATCAATGTCTTGGTCTTTCATATTCTTAAAAATCATTAATGTCATTCCTGCACTTATATTTTTTTTTAATTCTTTTTGCTTACTATTTTCTTCTATTGTAAAAACCTGTTGTAAACTAATTCCAGTTTTTACATATTTTGGTTGTATCCTACTACAATTATAGCATATTTTTATTTTATTATTTTTATTTATACTTTGTATAATTTTAAATCTTTGTCCTTTTAACTTACTTTTTATTAAATTTATTTTTGCTAAATCATTATAATCTATTAATAAATTTGAACAATAACAACATGTTACTTCTAATATTTTTTTTACATAATTTATATATAGAATATTATAAATTGGTACTGCCATTTGAATATAACCAAAATGACCAGGACATATATTAATATCATTTTTACATGTTTGGCATAAAATATCTTTATCATTTGGACCTAAACGAGGATCCATCAAACTACCTTTTTTTGGTTCATTGTTTTTTTCATATAAATCTATTTCTGTTATTTCACAAACAGATGTTTTTTTTATTTCTTCTGTTGTTTTTAAATAAAATTTTATTTGTTTAATATCTTTAATTATATTCATTATTATTATAAAGTAAATGATATAAAATTCAATTTTAAAAATTTTTATTTTAAAAATTTTTAAATTATTACTAATATTTTATTTATTCCATTCCAATAAATTCTTTAATTGCTTTTAATTCTGCTTTTAATGATTTATTTTCTTCAATTACACCTTTTAATGCAGATGTATTTAATGCTGTTAATTGTTCGAAGTTAACAGATTTGAAATCGTTAATTTGTTTACCATAAATAAAGATATAATCTTCAGCATGGAAATCTTCATCTTGTTCACATTCAGATAATTCTAATATACCATTTTCATACGAGATAACTGATTTTTCAATCATTTTATAGTTATTATTTAATTTATATTGTACTTGTAATAAATCACCAACTTCAATATCTAAATCTTCGCCAACATTTACTTTATTTAATCCTTCTAATTTATATTCTGCAAATACGTTTGGAATAAATTTTTCTGATTCATCAATAATATCTGATGATATTAATTCTAAATCTTGTGCCATTACACCAATCTTTGTTTTGTTTCCATATCTTAAAGAATCAATATATTTATAATCATAAATGTTTAAGTTTTCAATTGCTAATTTATCTTCTTCATTATTTCTTAAATCAACAATTTGTTTTACTCTTTTATCTGATACTGCATGGAATGCTGATGCAGATATTTTTCCAGATGCATAAATAGAATATCCAATAGATGCTGTTGCTGGACCACTTTCTAAAGTATCTGCAGTTAAATTTGAATAACTATCTTGAGTTAATGTATTTGAACCGTATTCACCTTCAATTTGTAAATATCCTTTATCTGGATTAGTAATACCAATACCAACTTGTCCTGCATTATAATATATATCAGTACCATTAGCAGTCCAAGCATTTGACCCTAAATCTAATACACTTCCATTTTTATAAATATCACCAGTAAGGTTAATATCACCAACTACATCTAATTCATAATTTGGTAAACTAACACCAATACCTACTTGATTTTTTAATGTATATGCTGCACCATTTACATTTTCAATCCAAATACCATTTAATCCAGTACTTGCTCCACTTGCACCATGAATTATTAAATCACCTTGTACAATCATATCACTTTGAGCTTGTATTGAACCACCAACATCTAAATCATATAATGGACCAGTTGTTCCTGTATTAATACCAACTCTACTTAAACTAGAGTCAACAACTAAAGTATTAGTATTTACTCTTAAATCACCCTTTAATGTTGTATCTAATTCTACTGATAAATCAGAATGGAATGTACCGATTCCACTTACATCTAATGCACTACTGAAATCAACATCACTTGCTACTACTAAAGTAGATTGCATTGTTACTGCATTAGCTACATCTAATGTACCATCAATATCAGCATAACCTGTTACATTTAATGCATTTAATTGAACTGTTCCTGCTACATCTAATGTACCATCAATATCTGTATTTCCGGTTACATTTAATGCATTTAATTGAGCTGTTCCTGCTACATCTAATGTATTTAAGTCAGCATTAGCACTTACTGTTAATGATTGTGCATTTACTGCTGTAGAAGCTTCTACTGTAGAAACATTAATTTGATTTAAGTGTAAATCAGCTAAAGTATATCCTGTAGCTTGATCGTCTACTCTTTGTGTTGGTTCAGCTTGTGATCCTGTGAATAATTTATAATCACCATCTGTTTGATCTCTATATAAACCTGTCCATTGTGTTACACCACCTTGTACATATTTTGAATAAAAACCAGAATCTAATGTATCTCCCTGATTATTTGCTGCTAATGAAATTAATGGATCTTCAATTGTTACAATTTCTGTATTTACAGTTGTAGTTGTTCCTTCTACTGTTAAGTTACCACCAATAATTAAATTTTCACTAATACTTGCACTACCTACTAAATCTAATTCATATCTGGGACCAGTTGTTCCTGTATTAATACCAATTCTACCTCTAGTAGAGTCAGGAACAACAGAGTCAACAACTAAAACATCAGTATTTACTCTGAAATCACCAGAAATATCAAAAGTTCCATTGATTTTTCCACTATTTGCTGCTAATGTATCTGCTGTTACACCGCCTAGAATTTCTGCATCACCACTTACATCTAAATCTCCTCCAATTGCTACATCATGAGTTACATTTAAGTAATTCATTGTTAAAGTACCTGATACATCTAAATTACCGTCAATATCAGCATCACCTGTTACATATAATGAACCTAATTTAGCTTCTCCTGATACATCTAAAGTACCATCTAAATCAGCATCACCAACTACTGTTAAAGTAGAATTCATTGTTACTGCATCATTTAATGTTGATGTTCCTGTTACTGTTAAACTATTTAAAGTTCCTAATTCTTGAATATTAGATGATGTTACACCTAAACCTAATTGATTAGCTTTTAATACTTCTACATTATCAATTTTGTATTTTCCCCCGTGATCAAGATTTACATTACCTTGTATACTTAATTTATTTGATGTTGTTTTTACAGTACCAATTCTTACATTATTATTTGTATCAAATGTCATTCTATCTGTATTATTAGTTCTAATGACAAATTTATTACCTCGAGTTTCTTCGAGATATGCTACGTTATTACTTGAATCTACACCTACTCTTAATGTATCAATACCAGTTGTTGCAAATTTAATTTCTGATACACCACTATTAGTTGTATTATTTAAACCGATTGTTGCATTCTCTTGATGAATATCAAAATGACCAATTGTTGCTTCTGTTGCACCTAATACAATAAATTCTTCTGAATTACCATATACATGATTACTATATATATTGAATTTTTCACCAACTGCACTCATATTACCAGTTACATTTAATGCATTTAATTGAGCTGTTCCTGCTACATCTAAAGTTTTATGCATAGTTACTGCTTCAGCTACATCTAATGTACCATCAACATCAGCAGCACCAGATACATTTAACGAACCTAATTGAGCTTGTCCTAATACATCTAATGTACCATCAAAGTCAGCATCACCAATTACTGATAAATTTTTCTTCATTGTTACTGCTTCATGTAAAGTTGCTACTCCGGATACATCTAATTCACCAGTTAAATCAGTATTACCAAATACTGCTAAATTATTTTTGAAATCTACTGCACCAGATACATTTAATTCGCCTGTAATATTAGCATTATCTGTTATATTTAATTCTTTCATTTGAGCTGCTCCTGTTACTGTAAATACACCAGAAACATCTTTTACTACAGAATCACCAATAAAAATACTATCTCCTCCTAAGTAAAGATCTTTAAATCTATTTGATGTCGAACCTAAATCAAATGATTCATTTATTTTTGGTATGAAATTACCAGAAACACCAATATCACCATCTACTTCTAATTTATAAGTACCACTTGATGATACACCAATACCTACAGAACCATCTGCATTTACAATCATTCTTTGATCTCCTTCAGTAAAGAATTTTAATTGATTATTATCATGAGTT